TTTAACCAAATCCAATATATACGCCCAATTACTTTTCAACCATTTGTGGAAACATTGGATTCGGTATTGGCGGGTTACCAAATCACAGTTGGAATTGAGTTAATTAACCCATGGGTTACGGATGGCGATTGCGTATAAAAATAGCGAACAAGTTGTTGCGGAGTATTCCAACAAATGGGCGATTGCGTGTCGTACCTTGTTGGAGGTAAAACGCCCACGAACATCAATCCGTGCCAAATGGAAAAAGGTTGGTGAAGGTTGGACACCCATTTCCGTATCCAAAAAAACATTCCGTGGTAATTATGTGGCATCGGGGCAATTGGTTAATTCCATCCAAGCATCACCCAAAGGGTTAAACATGGGGATTACCATGAACAAGACCGCCGATTATGTGCAGAACGGAAGAAAGCCAGGCAAAGGGATTCCATTGGCATCAATGCGGAATTGGACAAAGATGAAAAGGTTGCAACCACGGGACATGGGAACGGGGCGATTCAAAGGCAAGGCCGATGAAAACGCAATGCGATTCATGATGAATAGAAAAATAAAACACTTTGGTATTGAACCATTCCCATTTGTAACAATGGCACGAAAGGAAATTTTACCATCATTCAATAAGGCATTAACCACGGCAATGGCCAAAGACATAAAAGCAAGATTCAAACGATGACATTCAACGAACAACCCAGTGCAATATGCGGGGCAAAATCCCCATTGATTTACCAATTTTACGATGCGTTATACACCGCAGATTCATTCTATTATCAGTGCGATGTGTATGTGTGGAGTGGCACAACCACAATCCCAGGTTCACCGAATTGGACAATAAACCGCAAACCCGACCAATACGGATCGGGCCGTGGATGGATTGATATTCACAAATTGGTGGAACAAATGTTGACCGAGGATTATTTAATCAACGGCACATACAAACCAAATATCGGAAATGGGGCAATGCGTGTTGCCGTCAAAGTGCGTGGGGTGTATTTAGTAGGCACCACAACGACATACACGGCGTATGCGACATCCAATGTTGTTTTGGCTACATTGGGTTACACTTACACATCGGAAGGGTTTAACGATGGATTTTCAAAAGTGGTTTACACGGACAAAACCCAAGTTACAATCACCGCAGAAACAACCACGGCATATTTGTGGTATGATGCAACTGTGGTTACTTCCATCACTTGTGGAAGTGCAACCATCACACCAAACGCGGTGAGTGGGTTAAGTGCAAACACCATCCAAGGTATTGAGATTGTACAATTGTTGGCAGCGGGTGGGGTATCGGCATCAACCAACATAACTTTTGTCAAGGCGGGTGATGATGTTGTTATACCATTGAATTTTGTGTGTGAGAATAAGTACGGGCAACAAGATGTGTTATTCCTAAACAAATACGGGGTGTATGATTCATTCTTGTTTAATGGCGTTCACCGAACCACGAACCAAATCAGCGGTGAAAAGTATTCACAACCGATTTATAAACAAACCGACCTTGCACAATCATGGACATACGGCGTTCCAATTACCACACCTTATTTGGTTAATAGTACCCAGGTGATGACAGTAAACACGGATTGGATCACGCAAAACGATGTTGATGTGGTTGAGCAAATTTTTTATTCGGTGAATGTATTGGTGAACGGCCCACAAGTTTTGTCGGCAAGGATTATTGATACCACATTTGAAAAGAAAACCCGCATAAACGAAAAGTTGATTTTGTACACCATTCAAATGGAATACAACCAACCAAAAATTAATAAGATAGTACGATAATGGCAATTAGATTTTCATTATCCATCCAAGATAGTAACACCGATACCATCGGGCCAATAATGTTGGCGTACAACCAACGCACGGCATCGGGATTTATTGAAGGCCAAGAATGTTGCATTGAAAAGTTGGAAGCGTTGGGCGGTACATTCAGTTACCAAGTACCCGTGGATTTATTCCAAGATGAATCCGTACCCCTTACAAGGCAATTAAAGGACTTGATGAACCTTGCCACCATTTGGACAGATTACACCCAAGATTTCCAAATACCCGCATCGGACACTAACAACCAAATCTTTGCCAATTGGTTTGATGAAAACATGGTCATCGTGGGTTGGAATCCCAACATTGGTAAAAACGCAACCATATTCATCAACGGATTACCCGTATTTGAAGGTCGTGTTGAATTGATTGGTTGTAAATTCAAGGATGGGTTGCCACAATTGTACAACATTATTTTTTACGGCACGACCAAAAAATTGTTGGATGCGTGGGGCGAAACATTGATGAACGAAGTTGATTGGAGTGAATACGAACACACGGCCAATTACACAAACATATTGAGTTCATGGGATCAAAATTTATTGGGTGGTGATATTTTATGGCCGATTGCAGATTACAACCAACAATGGAGATATTCCACATTGACGGGAGTAAACGGAAACATCTTAAAACCAAGGGGTGTTGAGGTGGATGATTTACGCCCCGCGATTCGCCTTCGTGAAATGTTGGTTACTGCATTCAATAGCAATGATATTGGATACACATTGACGGGTTCATTCCTTACAAGGCCCGAAATGGATGATTTGTATGTGTTGCCAATGCAAACGGCGGGGCCATTGTACGATCCCGAATACACATTGCCAGGAACTTGCCATGCTTCCAATTCACCACAAACATTTACGGCAACATCGGGAGTATTGACATACGCCCAATTGATATTCCCAACCATCGTTTCAAACCCATCGGGGAACTACAACAATACAACGGGGGATTACACTTGTAACCGAGGGGGTTATTATCAGTTTTCATTGGATGTGTTGAGTATTATTGCCCCAGGTGTTGCGTTGCAAAGTTTGGAAATCGCCTTTTTCCTAAACGGGCGTAAAGAATTTGCACCAAGTCAATTGATATTTACAACAACATCGGCAGCGGTGGGGGCAAGTTTCAACCAAAGATTAAATTCGGGGGATGTGGTTTCGGTGCGTTATCGTGCAACGGGTGGTTGGTCAACAATTGCCATCACTTTTAAGTGTTACAAAGCCCCACAAGGTATTAACGGAACGAGCATCCGCATGGAAGATGCCATGCCACAAAAACCCATCAAAGATTTCATCAATGGGGTGTTGCAAGGTTTCAACTGCATATTAGTTCCAACGGGTGAAAAGACAATTGAAATCCACAATTTGGCGGATTGGTTGGCGTTGGGAACAACAAAGAATTGGACATCGTATGTGGATATTAAGGACATTCAGCACGACAAATTACCAATACCACGCCATGTGAGTATGAGCCACCAAGAATCAACATGCTTGGCCAATGCGTACTACAAACAAATTAACAAACGGGAATACGGATCAATTAAGTTCATGCCGTTAATTGATTACCCAACGGAGGAATTTAACATTGAAACACCATTCCATGTGATTGCACCCCAGGCGATGAACCAAGTCAATTTGAATGGGCAAATAGTTCGTAAAACGGAATTGAACATCCCCGTGTTTTTGGATACCGACTTCAAACCCGTGCAACAAGATTACACCTTGTTTTACTATGGAGGTAAACAATCGGTTTCCGATGTGTGGTATTTCAACAACAACATTCAAATCGTGATGCCGTTGATGACACCTTATTCGGACTATCCAACAATATCAAATAGTTATTCAAATGCGTTCGGATTGGAACTTTCTTTGCGTGGCGATGCACCCACAAAAACGATGTATGATTTGTATTGGACAGAATACCTCACCCGTATGTATTCAACGCAATCAAGGGTGGTTAAAATGACTGCGGTGTTACCCGTGGGCGAGTGGTTGAATCTTGAATTGAACGACACCATCGCCATTTCATCGAATTACTACAAAATCCAATCCATCCAATACGATATGTTGACGGAGATTGCCAACCTGGAATTGGTAACATACCCAAATGTGGAAATTATGAGGTTTACAACCACGGGGCAACGGCCCGATTTTACAAACCCATTGCCAACACCAAGTGGAGAAACATATTTGAAGGATTATTCGGTTGCAAAAGGTATCATGAATTCGTACAAGTTCAACGGCCAAGATTATTTGGACACCAACCAAGATGAGGACTACAACCAAAATAGTGTGTCGACATTGGTTCATCAAGTTGAGAACTTGCAATCCATCGTGCAGTTTAACCAAATCACGATGTACAACAACAACCCCGCCACCCGCACAACGGATTCAACCTTGTGGGATACCATCCCCATGGAGGAACAAGAATCAATCGGGTATGTGCAAAATATCACGGCCACATTAAACCCATCCAAATATGTATGCACCGATGGTGGCCAATACAAGTTCACGGGCATGGCTTCGTTTGGTCAAAGTGGAAACAAATCAATTGAATATGCAATCCAAATCAATGGCATCAACACCACGGCTTATGCGGCCACGGATTCAAATTTCCATAGTATTCAAATTGACACTATTTTGGATTTGGCACCCACGGATGAAGTAACATTTGTTTGGAAAATGTACACGGGTGGTTCGCACACCATCACCATTTTGAAATCCAACTTTTTAATACTCAAAAAATGATATCATTAATCATAAAATTAGCACAATCCCAAGAATGGTACGGGGTATCCGATGCGGTGGAAATCGCAAAGGGCAAAAACCAATATGCACAAACTTGGAAGCAAGTATTTACACAATATAAAAGAACATACAAATCATGGCGGATGAAATAAATTTTAAGATAAACGCGGACACCAAAAAGGCCGAAAAGAACATTGATGGCCTGGAAAAAAGTTTAGGTGGTTTGGGTGGGCTTTTTGCCCGTGCGGGTAAAGGTGCAAAATCATTTGGACAAACATTGTCCGCAATGGGGAATGCCGTTAAAACGGGATTGGGATTTGGTATCTTGTTGGGGGTATTGGATACCTTCAAATCGGTATTGAGTGAAAACCAAGCCGTGGTGGATTTGCTTAACCAAGCCATGGTTGTAATGCAAGGTGTGGTGAATGGGGTTGTTGAGGTATTGAAACCATTGTTTGGATGGTTTGCTAAGGCATTCAAAGAACCAAAAGTATGGTGGGATGATTTGGTTGCATCGTTTGAACGCGGTGCAAAGTTCATCAAAGAAAACATGATTGATGGGGTGTTCAATAAGTTCACACAATGGGCGAACACGGCCAAACTTGCCATTCTTGAATTGCGTAAAAACTGGAATGAATTTACGGGGGATACCGAAGAAGCCAAAAAGATTGGGGATGAAATAGATAAACTGCAAAAACAAAATGTCAAGTTAGCACAGGAAAACGCCAAGAAGATGGAAAACATCAAAGGCGTTGTGAATGATGTTGTGGAGTTCACAAAACAATCGTTCAATACAATCGCCAAGGCAACCAAAAAGGCATTTGATAACAAAGATGTATTGGCCAATGCGGAAGCCAACATTCAAAGATTGCAAACCTTGTATCAAGGTATTGTTGAAAAGTACGATTTGATGGCCGAGAAACAACGGCAATTGCGTGATGATGAAAACACAACCATTGCGGATCGTTTGGCAGCGAATAAAGAATTGCAAAGGGTATTGGCCGAAGGTGAGGAAAAAGAAAAAGAAAACATCAAAGCCCGAATGGGTATTATCCAAATGCAACAAAATTTGTTGGGTGCAAATAAAGACCGAGCAAATGAATTGTTGGCATTGCAACAAGAATTAACGGGAGTAACGGCAAAGTATGCGGGGTTGATGTCGGAAACCCTTACCAACGAAGTATCATTGGGCAAGGAAGCATTGGACATTCAAAAGTCAATCAACGAATCAAAGTTATCCCAAATTGAAATCACCAACGAAGCGTTATTGGCTGAAAAGGAAGCGGCGATTGAACGGGCTGATTTGTTGACCAATGAGTTCGATAAATTCAAAGCGGTTAAGGAAGCGGAACAAGCATTGAGGGATGAAGAAATCCGACAATTGAACGAATTGAACGAAAAACGCCAAGCCGATTTTGACACCCAGTTATCACAATTGACAAAAGGCACCGCAGCGTATCAAGATGTGTTAAACCAAAAGTTGGAAGCACAAGCGCAGTTTGATGCGGATATGAAAGTCAAAACAACCGAACAAGCGACATTTGAAGCGAAGTCGGCAAAGGAATTGACCGCATTAAAAATCAGTCAACAAGAAGCATTGGCAAGTGCAGTTACGGGGGCATTAACATCCATAGCAACCGCAGTTGGTGAGGAAACCGCAGCGGGTAAATCATTGGCCATTGCATCGGCAATCATTGACACCTACATGGGGGCAACCAAGGCATTGGCATTGGGTGCGGGAACACCCGTTGGTTATATCAACGCAGCGGCGATTATCGCAGCGGGATTTGCCAATGTTCGGAAGATGGCATCAACACCAATCCCAGGTAGTTCGGATTCAGCACCACAACCAAGCATGGGGCCAAGTGTTTCAATTGTGGGTGGTTCGGCGGATCCATCGGCACAACTTGCAAAGAGTTTGGCAAGTCAACAACAAAAACCAATCAAGGCGTACACAGTTGCAACGGACATGAGTACACAACAAGCCCTTGACCGCCGTATCCAACAAAATGCAACATTCCCTGGGTAACAAGTTTTATTAGTAATATGAAAACATCGTTTGAAAAATTCATGGCATCAAGTGCCGTTACGGAAGTTACCAAAGTGGAAATGGGTGAAGTAAAAGTGGAATTGGGAGCAATAGCATTAACGGATATTCAAAACAAATTAGATGAATCTTACAAGTTGCGCGAAGATTACAATACAAGTATTGATAAAATGCAGAGCATTGCAACGCAAGGTATAAAAGCCATGGGTACATTGTATAAGAATTTAATTGTTATTGATAAACAAGTTAACGACTTGGAAAAGCAATTAAAAGAAATGGGCATTCAACCAACATCACTTCAAGCAGTTAACGATATCATCAAACAAAAAAACACATTATTGCCCACTTTGACTTTGGTGCAAAAGGGGTTGGATAGTGTTGAGAATATCAAAAAAATTCAAAAAGTATAATGCGTATTGTCGAACTCATATTGGATGAACAACAAATGGCAAGTGGCATTGATGCGATAAGCATTGTGGAAGCCCCCGCCATTGAATCCAATTTTGTGGCATTGAAATCCCATGAAGTGAAGTTTGCCAAGGTTGACACCGAAAAGCGAATTTTGATGGGGCCGATATTGATTCCAGATAAACCCATTTACCGCAAACAAGTGGTGGATGGTGAAATGGATGAATTTTACATTTACTTTTCCAAACAAACAGTTGCCAAGGCATCACAAATGTTCTTGATGAAGGGCAACCAAAACAACGCGACCATTGAACACCAATTGGCGGTTCAAGGTGTGTGTATGGTTGAATCTTGGTTAAAAGAGGACATGGAAAAGGACAAATCTGCAATCTATGGTATGAACGATCCAATTGGAACTTGGATGGGTTGTTTGAAAGTTACCAATGATGATGTGTGGAACGATGTCAAAGATGGCAAATTCAAAGGATTCAGTATTGAAGGTTACTTTGCCGACAAAATGAAAATGAGCAAAACCCCAAGCGTATTGGAAGAAGTAAAGGAATTGCTCAATGAGTACAAAAAATCTAACACTAACAAATAATAAAGTTTTATGAGTATGAACGCAGAAACAATTTTGGATCGCATTATGGTAAAACTCGGCATGGCCGAAGAACCAAAGGCGGTTGAATTGGCACAAGTAAAAACCGAAGATGGCCAAGCCATTTTTGAAGCCGATACCTTCGCAATTGGTGAAGCGGTTTTTATTGTAACCGAGGATGGTAAAATCGCCGCACCCGCAGGTGAATTCGCATTGGAAGATGGTAACATCATTGAAGTTGATGAAAACGGAACAATCGTTGAAATCAGCAAAAAAGAAGCCGAGATTGAAGAAGAAGAAATCGTTGAGGAAGTTGAAGCCCAAAACGATATCATGAAGGATGAAATCAAGGAAGAAATGATGAAACCAAAACGCACAGTAAAAAGCAAAACCGAAATGGAAGAATCTTATTTCAGTAAGCAAATCAGCGAATTGGAAGCCAAATTTGAAGCCCGTTTGTCAGCATTGGAAGCCGAAAAGGTTGCATTGTCTGCCCAGAACGAGGAACTATTGGAAAAATTGGCCACCGAACCCGCCCCACACACACCATTCAATCCCGAGGCCAACACCAAAGAATCTAATTTGATTTTCAAATTGGGTGCCAAGCGTGAAGAAACTTTGAAGGACAGAGTATTTAACCAACTATTCAACTAACCACAAAAAATGAAAAATAATCTTATCAAAACCCATTTGAGTGGCCCAACAGTATCGCCAAACACCTACGCGGGTTTATTTGGTAACAAATACATTGCGGCTGCTCTGTTGTCAGGCGAAACCTTGGCAAAAGAACTTATCACATTGCACCCCAATGTGGCTTTCAAAGAAGTTATCCGTAACTACCAAGATTCAATCAGCATCGCCGATGCAACTTGTGATTTCACAGATTCAAGTTCAGTAACATTGGGCGAATATGTGTTGACCACCATCGAAAAGCAAGTGAACTTGCAGTTGTGTAAAAACCAATTGCGTACCACATGGGAATCAGCACAAGCGGGTTTCAGCGCATTTGAGAAACTTCCCGCAACTTTTGAAGAATTCATGTTGGCACAAACCGCCGCCGAAGTAGCCCAGGCAAACGAATTGGGTATTTGGAAATCTAACCTTTGGTATGATTCCGCCATCGTTGCTGGTCAAGATGGTATGGTAGGTTATTTGATTGATAACTCTGCAATTGTACGCCCATTCTCTGGTGCAACAAGTGGATCAAATGTTGTTGCTCGTTTGCAAGAGGCATTGGATTACTCACCCGCTGCATTGTATGGCAAAGAAGGTTACCAATACTATGTTGGCCCCGCCACAATGAAAGCATACCAAGCCGCGTTGTCTGCTGGTAACTACAACTTCCAATTCTATGTTGGTGAAAAGCCAATGAACTTCCAAGGTATCCCCGTTACCATGTGTCCTGGTCTTAACGACTACGATTGCGTATTGGGTATGAAGTCAGATTTGCACTTTGGAACTGGTTTGTTGAGTGATTACAACGAAGTGAAGGTAATTGATATGTCTGATATCGATGGTTCACAGAATGTTCGTGTAATCATGCGTTTCACAGGTGGTATCATTGCTACCAACCCAACTCAACAAGTTGTAATTAATGTAACCTAATTTGAGGTAAAACATAAAATAACGGGGTGGGCCTAACACCCACCCCTTTTTTTTAACCAAATAAAATAGAAAAAAATGCCAAGTTGTGGAACATTATTAGGAAGATACGAACCATGTAAACAATTCGTTGGTGGTTTGAAAGGTGCGTTTTTCGTACCATTTGAATTTGCAAACGCCATTACAACCGATGGTTCTGGTTTGGTTACCCAAATCAACAATGGTGCAACCCCACCCGTAAAATCAACGGGTTACTTTTGGGAGTTGAAAGGTTTGTCTACATTGGAAACCGCCGTGATTGCTTCGCGTGATAACGGAACATCAGCGTATGAAACAACCTTTACTTTGTCATTCAAACCAAGCGGGAAAACCCCCGTAACGGGTGATTCGGACATGGATCAATTGAAAGTTTTAACCCAGGGAAGATGGCAAATCATCGTTTGGGATAGAAACGACCAATTTTGGTTGATTGGTGCAACCCTTGGTTGTGATGCCAATGGTGGTTCAAGTGCATGGGGCGTACAAATGGGCGATGCTCGTTTGAATACTTTGACTTTTATGTCAAGCGAACCAAACCCCCCAATGGCAGTTGATGCCGATACTTATGCTGAATTGGGTAGCGTTATTACCATTCAAACCGCGGCTTAATTTAGATTGGATTTATAGTTATGGAAGCCCTCACCGATTGGTGGGGGTTTTTCATTTGTAACAAAAACGATTAATGGCGTTTTGTAGGTATGCACATCAACGGAACATCCACCAACATAACATTCACACCATTCGTGGATTTTGAGGGTGTAGCGACTGCAAAAATTGAGGTGTGGCACAAACCCACCAAAACAATGGTACAAGTTACCACGGCGTGTGTAAAGTCGTATTCATTCATCACCATGGCATTGCCTAACCTTACATCAATCAATGCGGTGGCAAAGAATACCGATGAATTGTTGTTTCGGGTTTACAATGGCAATGTATTGATGTGGGAGGTATTGGGATATTGGATTACGGGAACAACAAACATTTACAACACTTGGAAGCAATTTACAACAACCGCCCCAGGTACACCTAATTGGAAAACATTATGAGTTTAGAATTTATACAACTTCAATCATACACCGCACCATCCATCATTGAGCAAAAGAACAAAGATTGGGTGCAATACGGCGATGATAACAACTATTATCAGTATTTGATTGATTTGTACCATTCATCACCAACCAACAACGCGTGTATCAAAGGAACTGTTGACCAAATTTTTGGTAAAGGGTTGGAAGTAACAAAGGCATCACGGGATTTGGCGGGATACATTGAATTCAAAAAGATGTTTTCCAACGATTGCATCCGTGCCATTGCCATGGATTTGAAAATGTTGGGCCAAGCATCGTTCCAATTGGTGAAGTCAAAGGATCGCAAAAAGTATGTACAAGCCAAACACTTTCCACAACAAACCCTTCGCCCCGCAAAGTGCAACGAAAAGGGTGAAATTGAAAAGTATTATTATTGCCCCGATTGGGCGAATTTGAAGCGTGGCCATACGCCAATTGAGTTTAGGGCATTTGGTTACGACCAAAACGCAAACGAATGTATCCTTACAATCAAACCATATTCAACGGGTTCTTTTTACTTCGCACCCGTGGATTACCAAGGAGGTACGCAATATGCCAACTTGGAAGCGGAGATTTCCAATTTCCACATCAACAACATCATGAATGGTTTGGCACCTTCAATGTTGATAAACTTCAACAATGGGCAACCACCCGCAGAGGTAAAAGATACAGTTGAAGCCCAAATCAAACAAAAGTTTGGTGGTTCATCCAATGCAGGTCGGTTTATTATTTCATGGAACGATGGTCAAGATTCCAAAGCGGATATCACACCCGTTCAATTGAGTGATGCCCACAACCAATATCAATTTTTGAGTGGTGAAGCCATGCAAAAAATCATGGTATCGCACCGAGTTGTTTCACCGATGTTGTTAGGTATTAAAGACAATTCGGGATTTGGTAACAATGCCGAGGAAATGAAAACCGCATCAATCTTGTTTGATAATGTTGTGGTACGACCATTCCAACGATTGATTATTGATGCAGTAACCCAGGTATTGAACTTCAATGGGTACAATTTGAATCTTTATTTCAAAACCTTACAACCCCTTGAATTCACCGATTTGAGTGGCAACATCATTGATGATGAAACCCGTGAAGAAGAAACGGGCGTATCATTGTCAGCCGAAAAAAAAAAGATTGAATTGGTAAAACCCAATGCG